GCCCCCCCCCCTCTAATTGTCCAAATCCCCATAATAGTCTGACAATTATGTGCGAGTGAAGGTGGCTAAAGATTCAAAATGATTAGAATTATCTGACAATACGATCTATGATTCTAAAAGATTTCTGATAATTCAAAATGATTTTTTAACTTGACAACATGGGTCAAATATGATTCTATTTTGATTCATAAATGGGGCATGTTGTCAAGTAAAGTTATTAATACATTTTATTTATTCTTTTTTGCACTTCATTGTAATGTTTTCCTAGTTTCTTTTTACGTTCAGCACCGTTGCCAAATTCACCTCTAATAGTACGCTTCACTAAATCGTCAATATTAACTGAATTATTATAAGTTTTACCATTAATAATATCTTGTACTCTTTGATAATTAGAACCTAATTTTCTTTTACGTTCTTCACCGTTACCAAAATCACCTCTAATAGTACGTTTTACTAGGTTTTCAATATCCATTGTTATTTGTTCATTATTAGAAGGTTTATCGAATGAATCCGAACCATAACCATTATAATTATATTGTAGGTGGGGTTTATCTATGAAACCTTTCCAATCGCCACCCCATTCAAAGCCTAGTTTTTTGGCATGTTCAATAGCTTTCTTTATATCACTAGCACCATACCCATTCCATAGGGTTTCACCTTTAGAATTAACGGGTACAAAATCCAGTGCTTGTCCTACTAAATGGTAACTTTTCATGGTTTGAGAAACACCTTTCTGCACGTTCTCCCGTTGCGTTTTTTCGTCCCTAATTGTTTCATATACTAAAATATTAATGTTATTCTTTACACAAAATTCATACCATTGCAAAGCCTTTTTTCTAGTGTTATTTGCTAGTTTTTTAATGTTGTTACGGTTTCTTTTGTCATAGTACATCATTTAATAAATACCCCACTTTCCAACATTCTAATAATTTCATTTCTTTCTTGTGAAGTTGCTTTATTTTCTAGTATTATATTATTCACTTTAACATAACCCTTTTCATTTTTTAATTTAGATTGAGTTATCACCCCATCATTAAATGGACTATCATTTTCATATGGTATGTTCCTAATTACTTCTACATATGCCTGTTTTAACTTATTATATACACCTAACAATGTTTGCTGGGATTGTGTGTATCCTTTTTGATTATGGTTAAAATAAGGTATAACCGTACCTATTTTGATAGGTTGGGATAGAAAAACATCATCTATCTTGCTACTACTAATATTTATTGTTCCTTCCCCATCATATAGACTTACAATATATTCTATAAAAATAGTTTCACCTATAATATAACTAGGTTCTAACTCTATATTTTCTGAGTAGGGTAAATGTAAAATACAACTTGTATTTAGATAATCAAAGGTATTATTATATTTTAACGGTATTTCTATTTTACCCATATCTATAGTTAGTTGATCTATATCTATTTCTAATACTTCTAATTTATCAAATATTTTCGCCCCTAATATAACCCCATTATTACCTATTATATGGGTTTCATTTATATTGAATGGGAATCTTAATACATTTATCATATACTGTTGAATGGTATCTCTTTCTTCTTTAGCTTCCATTACTGTAATATGATTCGTTAATTTTCGTAAATTGGTACTATCTATTAAATATAAATGGTTAAACGTACCTACTACACTAGGCACACCCTCTACAATTTCCGTTACACCCCTAATAGTTAGGGTATCCCCTTCATTAAAATCACTATTCCCCGTTGCTTTCTTCCCATCATCTGATATAGAAAAATACATTTCCCCACTTGGATTAGGACCAATTTCTTCATGGGTTGCGGTAATACTAACAATTTTAAAACCATTATTTACTACTATTTCAATATTATAATTACCTACGGGAATTTCTTTACTTTCCCCATAATTTAGGGTAATGGTTTCCGTTCCATTTTTAAAATGACAAGTAACATTATTCATTAGTAATGAAGCGGTAAAGGTTTTAACTATTCCTAAATAATCTTCTACTTCACTATAAAGATATAATTTCCAGTCATTATCCAACCCGTAATAATTCCCGTTTCCATTGGTAAATGTAAATGTTGCTTGTGTTCTATCCTCATTAATTTCCATTGGTATAGATGAATCACTCACAGTGGAATCCGCACTTGTAAAATGACGTATTAACGGGGGTTCAATAAAACCATAACCACTCTTAGCATTAATTGTAATAGTATAGGTATTTTCCCCTGTAAATTGATAATCAAATGATTCTTCCATATAGTTTCTATCCGCACCCGTACCACTACCATGATTATAAATAAAAAATGATTCTACCCTATGCCTATTTTCAATATCCCAATAAAAATGCCTACTTTTAATAGCCATACATTAACCCCCTATAGTAGAAAGTATAATTTTACTCACATCTTCCATAACTACATCACTTTTATATATGTCTACCTCTTTTATAACTTGTGTTTTAAAATTACCTTCTATAAAATCGCCTTGTTTTATTTTCCTGTTTATTTCAACATCACTATTCAATATATCATCTTTATAGGTTTCCAGTACATCACATTCCAGTGCCAACCGCCAAATATTATTATTTATGCTTTCTATATCCCTAATGAAGTAATAACGGTTAAAATCTTCTAAATAACAATAATTACATTCTGTAAAATCCATACTATTTTTATCATTCAATAATATAGTAGGGTTTACAATGTCCGTATCTTTTTTCAATTTCAAACTAAATGAATAAATCATAGTTAAATCTTTATTGATAACATTATCATTATCCAATGTATTATATAACGTAATTTCCACCCTTACACCCCCAAAATAAAAGGGGTACGATTAACCGCACCCCATGAAATGATTAACCTATGAAAAATACTACAAAGTTTTCATTCAAATCGTTATAATATCCAGCATCAAATTTATAGAAGTTCGTATAAAATTCTGCTTTAGGGTTGTAATTGGTTGTTACCCTTCTATCTAGGTTTGCAACCCCTATAGCTTCCCTATCAAACATAACCCCCAAAATTCCCGATGCGTTCACTTCCGCACCTGTAGAAGTTTTAACATTAATACTTGAAACATCATCAAAGCTATATGAATTTCCGCTACCTTGCCAATATGGTACGGTTTCATGGGTTGGCAACGTAATTTGTTCTTGATTTTGAATATCTGCTTTCAAGAAAATATTACTAGCTTTTTCAAAGTCTGATAATAAAACAGTCTTTTTAAAATCCCCACTTGTGAAACGTTCTTTTCCCCCAATATTGAACAGGGTACTAATTTTAGAGATTCTATCACTATACAACCCTATGATATAGGTTGCGTATCGAATAAAATTACTATTTGATAGTGCTTTATTTTTTTCTAATGTTTCCCCATATTCTTCATTATACAATTTTAGAAGGTTTACCGCTTTTACCCCTGTGCTAGTTAAATCAATTTCACCCTCATTATCTAGATCAGCTTTTAATGTTTCTCCCGTCATATTATTGATAGTGCGCATAATAAGGGAATCTAGCTTCACAGTCATAGCATTTTCTACACTTGTTGAAAGCATGGAAATAAATCCGTTTAATTGATTCGCATTACTGAATGATTCTTTTACTTGTCTTTCCGTAAATGATAAAGGAATTTCAAAGGTGATTTTGCTATTGAAAAACTGTGCGCTAACTGAAGGTTGGTAGAAAATATCGGGTGAATAATCTTCCCCATTTTTAAGCATAGCACTTGAATTTTCTGTAGCGTGTGGCATATCCGCACTAACTTTTTCTAGGATTGAACCATATTCCCATGAATCCATTAATACACTAGGCGCACCCCCACTATATAGGCGGTTCTTAAATGTTACTTTTCCAATATGATTCACTAGCTTTTTAACATAGTTATCAACATTATCACTATTAATAATTTGATTACCAACATCTACAATATTACTTAAATCTTCATTTACTACGACTTCTGTTCCTAATACTTCTTGTGTGGCCATGTTTACTAATTCGTGTAATTGTGTAATTTTCATTTTACATTCTCCTTTTTAGATAAATTTATAGTCTAAAATTAAAATGTTGTTTTTTATTAGATTACATCGTTTAATACTTTATTAATTTGATTACTACATTTTTCCTGAAAAACTTTCAACTCTTCATTAAACCTTTTTACATCACCGTTTAAATGTTGTTTAGTATGATCTAATAGTAACGGTCTTAATATCTCTCTATATGCCCCAGCCTTTGCTCTAATAGTAACCATTTCATGAAATTTCGAATAGGCATTATAGCTACTTGCTTTTTTAAAGTCACTTTCTAATTCCTTCATTAGGTTAGAAAAGTGTTGTGTAATTTTCATTTTACATTCCCCTTTTAATAGATTGATAGTGAAACAATTTTACTTACATCTTTACATACTATATTGATAAAATTGGAATTGAATATTTCTAATTGTGTTTTAATAGCGTTCAAACTTGTTTTTGTAATTTCCCTATTCCTGTTTACATCTTTATCGCTTTTATCATTTAGGGAATCATTGCTAGAATCGTTAGGACTTAATTCATCATCATTAAAAGCACTTACTTTATTTTCTTGGTTACTACTCATAGTCCTTAAATATTCATCTGTTACGGTTTCATCTAATACGGTTTTTTCTTCCACCCCTAATAAAATTTCATCTTTTAATAGGCTATATTTGTTATTCCAGCTATCCCCATAATTAACAACAATTATGTTAGCAACTTCATTAACCGTTAAACATTCCACATTTTTGGGAATGGTTTTACTTCCATAACTCATTTTATAAACTAAATCTATGTTTTTTGCCCCATGTTGAGATATAAAGGGGAAAGGTTTAATAGAATCAATTTCACTAAATAAAGAATTATCTTTTATCCACTCATTAAACATCATCTTTTTTCCACCTCCTCTAATGTAGTAGCACTTTCATCTTCCGAAATTGGTTCTTCATCTTCCGAAATTGGTTCTTCATCTTCCGAAATTGGTTCTTCATTTTCCAATGTTGGTTCTTCATCTTCCAAAATAGGTTCTTCTTGTTCCAATGAAGGTTCTTCATTTTCCAATGTTGGTTCTTCTTGTTCGTCTATGGTTTCTTTAGGTTCTTCTATTGTATCACTAATATTTCTAAAATTCCATATAGAACCAAATTCCACACCTATTTGTAAATCATACATTTCATTTAGTTTCTCTATGCCTTGTTTTCGATTTTCTAGCATATTATGAATAAGGGGGTATAGGTTGTCGGTATTGAGTTTCACCTCACTAGAATTTAGTCTTTCCCTTTTCATATTAAAGTTAGCATTTAAGCCTACTTCATTATATAGACTTGCTTTCAAATATTGGTTAAACTCTATTAGTTGAGTTGTTACGTTTGCATTGTCTGCTTGCGCTTTTTGCACTTTTAAATCCTCAAATAATTGGTTTTCCCCTATGATACCCAATTCCCCTTCTATTACTTTCTTTAGGTATAATTCCGCACTTTCTTTGGTAGAATCATCACCTGCACTTAAAAGCGTTTGAACCCTCGTATTGTAGGAATTTATAAACATAGTAATTTCATTTTCAATTAATAAGGTATTATATTTATCAAATAGTGTAAACAACCCCATCATCATATCATCATTTTTAATTAATACCCCATCTTTTTCTATATCTAATGTTGCACTATAGTTTAATGAAGGGTTATTAATGGTTATTTTCGTTGGTTGTCCATAGGGGTTGGGTTCACCACCTAAACCCCCCTGAAATGCATACAATGAACCCTCTACCATAGTAATAAAGGTGTACCCTTTTTTCTGTAACTGTTTTTCCATTTCTACACTAGGTAATGTAGTAGGTAAATCCGAATAGTTAAACATAGAAAGGGTGCGGGATAACATATATTTATTTAACTGTTTTATGTTATCCCTTTTATTTTTATAATTATACATCTACTACCCCACCTTTTTAGTATCTTCTAATCTATCCAACATTCTTTCCATTGTAGCGGTATTATTATCTATTGTAGATTGAAATTCCCGTACTATTTCATTGGTTTTCATTAATTGATAAAATAAGGCAATACTAATTGCGATCGGGAATCCTACGTTACTAATTAAACTTGTAAATTCGTCCATCATATTCTATCCTCTCTTACATATTTTTAAGTAGTTAGAGATTGCATCTCCTACTTCATTATTTTGGTAATACACTCTATCCGTTTTAAAATACCATACAATTTTTTCTTGCACCTTATTAATAGGCTTAAATATGTTTCTATTATAATTTATTTTGGGAATATATTCTAGTGTATAGATTAAATCCTTTTCAGTATTCTGTAATTCTGTAGTTTTAATATGAATAAATGTAAATGTAATGTTTCCTTTTACCACTATTTCGCATTGATAGGTATTATCGTTAAATAGAATGAAGTAAATTAGTTTAATATCTTTAGGCTTAAACTTAATAGGACTATGGGGGTAAATATTTAATTCCCATGCGCCCCCTGTTATCATTTCTAATTTAGGATTGTTAAAAGCAAAATAGAAGTTATTCGCTTTTTTATGTTGGGTACTTGCGCAGTATTCCACCGCAACCGTTAAACCACTTTCCCCATATTTATAAACATCTATTGTACCTTGTTCCATTTTCAATATATGGTTCAATCCCATTTCTTGAAAATATGGGCAGTATTTATTTACGGTATTCCCTAGCATATATATTTTTACGTCTGTCCGTTGTCTTACAATAGTGGAAATCGTATTCATAAATAAAACAAATTCATCATTTAAATATAAATGTTTCGTTAAAAATTCATCAAATAGAATTATCTGCACTCTAGGATAGGAAATACTTTTATTGTGTTCATTATCCGATAATGCAAAGGTATATCCTATAATATCCGTATCATTGTAAACTACTTTATTATCTTTATAGGTACATAAATAAAATTTACCGTTGTAATAGTGTACCCCTTCAAACTCATCATTCGTTATTTTTCGTATCTCATCATTTTCATTTAATGCATTAAAAATTCCTTGCGCCCGTTTCCCTGTTATATCTTCTTTCCATCTTCTAACTACCGCTATTTGCCCCCCTGTTTTCCAGTAGTTTTCTATCCCCTCTTTTAATACCGCATATGTTTTCCCATTTGAACGTTCCCCAAATATTACATTGTAAACCGCATTTTTTTTCTTAATACGGTTCAAACTATAATATTTAGGTTTTTGTTCTTTTTTACTCATTGGTATTGTACCCCCTTAAATAAATAACCTTTCATAAATTGATCTAAAAATTTTCCGTATTGCTTGGATATACTTAATGTAAAGTCACATGGTTCTAAATGTATTCCACTTTCTACACTAATAGTAGAATCGTTTCCTTGATAGTCTTTTATTCTGTATTCTTGTTTTTCATCTATATAGGTGTGTGTCATTTTCCCCGTACGTTCAGCAGGTACATATAATTCATCATTAAACATATGAAAAACTTTTTCATAATCACCATTACACTGTTCAATCATGTAATTTATCCCATTTTGTTTAGAAAGGCCTGCAACCGTTAAAAAGAGTTTATCACCTTCTTGTACTAGGTATCTTTTCGCCCCTAATGTTTTAAAACGGGAATATGTTCCTTCATAATCCCATATCCCTATCATTTTCCTTTCACCTTTTTTGGTTTTTGGTTCTAATAGTTTATCATCTATTTTATAATGTTTACACATTTCTTGTAATTTTTGTACCGTCATAGTATTATACCAACCAATATAATCTAAATGTTTTTCATAATTCAACATTTTAATAGAATCTGTATCACTATAAACATAATCATTCCCTAATGCTAAAATACCGGTCCATAAATTTTTTCTTGCATATGCCGTAACCCATACACCCCAAGGGTAATATAAGAATCTATTTTTACTTTCATTGTATTTTTGTATTTGTTCTTCTATGTTAGCTGGCTCTTTTCCCCATTCATCTAAGTAGGTATGTTCATCTTTTACAATATCCGTTACACACATACCATATACGCTATTTAACATTCCTTTAGATAGTAGGTATTCGACTTCATACCCTTCTACCCCTTTTAATACGGTTTTATCTTGATATAATTTTAAAATACTTTCTATAATGGGTTTAGGTAAATATCCCTTGTGGTATCGTATTACATTAGTAACACTTATTCCGTCCCATTCATAACATTGTTTGATAATATCATAATCTACATTAGTAATTGTCATGGCTAGTTCTTCCGCACTATACACCCTACCATTATTAATTTCCGCACCTTTTAAAACATAGCACTTACTTTCACTTATGTAGTTTTCTTGTGGAATTTTACTTCTTACATTGTGTAATTTTATATCAAACAACATACAAAATTTATTACAGTACCATTCTAAATGGGATATGTTTTTTATTTGTACTTCTTTTCCCCTACTCATTGGATATTGTTCCGCTAACATAACACTAGGATAGCTACTTGTAAAATCTATACTTGTTACCCCTTCCAGTAATTGACCGCTATAATTTGCGTTTGCGTGTGTAAATCCCCCCATAAAAGCACGTTTTAACCTTACATATTCATCTTTAGTAACGGTTAGATCATTCATGATTTTACGATAACGGTAATATTTTCCCTTACTTGATTTTCTATGATTCTTGCTTGTATAATAACAATTATTTCTTACATAACTTCTAACCCTTCCCGTATTTGTTAAGGGTATTTTTGTAATATCCCCGTATTGTTCTATTTGTTCATTGATATACGCGTTTACTACTTCTATATCATTGTTACAATATGCCATTTCTTCATCTGTTAATGTAGTATGTTGGGTTCTTATTAATGAATAATCTAGATCACCCGTTAATTTTTGGATATTGTGTTTTTGTAGGTTTTCCCCTGTTTTTGCTAGTGAATACCCACTTAATATATAACTATCCCTAAATTCTATTCCATAGGTACATAGTGCTTTTATGGGTTTTCGTTCCCCAACCGCAAAAACATTTTCCCATTCAAAATATTTCCGCATGAATTGAAATTCATATCCCAGGTTATGAACATAAACTACTAATCTTTTGTTTTTATTTAGTCCGTATGTTTTTTGTAGGATTTTACATAAATCTATAAATTGTTTCCATGTTCTACCATAGTAAACATTTTCCCCATAACCTATGCCGAACATCCATATATACATAAATGCGCTTTTTTCATCACCCTGTAATTTTATAGAAGTTGTTTCAATATCGAATGCACTTTCTATATTCAGATATTCTATTTTCTTATTGGTTCTAATAGTGGGTATATTGATAGATTGTAAGTTTTCTATTTTTAGTTGTTTAATATCTATCATTTTACATATCCCCTATTATTTTAACGTGTACCAACCTGTTACTTTCATACCTGTATCATAGAAAGTAAATTTTTCTTCTTCATTCATAACCTTATCAATTTTCTTTACTACCTTATCCACCATATAATCAATATCGTTTTCCGCTTCCGCTAAATCTATGCTTTCTTCTTGTACATATTGGTTTACCGCTTCCCATATTTTTTGATACCCTACCGCACTTGCTCTATCTTCTACGGTTCTTAAATATTCTTCTACCTTGTTTGCTAATCTGAAAAAACTACTAGCCGACTTTTTTAATTCCGTTAAATTTTTATATTTGATACCCGTATTTTTTGCCATTTCTTTTAATACTCTATTAGAACCCCTTACAGTAGAAGTTTCCGCATTTAAAAATTTATTCATTCTAGCAACTTCCCGTTGCACTTCATTATAATCTTTTCCCCTAATACTAAAACGGGGTTTCTTCCCATCTTCCCCTACTAAACTTTGATATGCGGTATTGTCTGTAAGTTTATTAAATTCCAACCGTTGCAATCGTTTATTTGCCATACTAACTTTTCTTGACGCTTCTTGCCGGTATTTCCTTATTTTTGCTTCTTGTTTCTTTTGAAATTTTTCTTGACCCGTTTCTATTTTCCTATCAATATTTTTCCAACTTTTATCTAGTACCATTTATTCACCTTCTATAGTTGTAATCAATCCTTGTAAAAAATCTAGTTTTTGTTGTTTGGTTTCACATGCTTTTACATATTTTAATAGGTGGTTAATGTTGCTACTTCTACCATGTTCAAAGCTAGACAAAGACTTTACATTTTCATTCCCTTCTATATCTTGTAACCTTAATTCTAATATAGTTATGCGGTAATTACGACAATATTTCCCAATAATCAACATATTATTTTTTCCCATTCCTTCACCTTCTTTTATAAAAATAGGGGTGAATTAAATCACCCCTTTATTAGCTTACTTTTCAACCCATTCTACTGAATACCCATAACCGTTTTTACCGTTGTAACCATAGATAGTGAACCCTACTTTTCTATTGTTTATCATGTTAATCAAATCACTATCCGCCAGCATTTCTTTTACTGTTTCTAATAGATGATGGGGTGCGTTTACCATGTATTCATCTGTTACAATGATAGGTGCATCACCATATCTTGATTTTGTATTAATGAACAATGCATGAACATCATAAACCTCCATAATTCCAAAATGATTGACCAACCCTTCCAAGTTGATATATTCCCTTTCCTTGTTGTTGTCATACTCAAATAATGGTTTCTTATTATACTTATCTAAAAATCCCATGAATAAAATCCCCTTTTCTATGTTATAATGTTTTAGGATACTTTCTTTATATAGTTGAAAATGTTATATTCTACTTCTATTTGTAGCATTTTCAACTTTTCTTTTTTAGTGAGTGAGTTCCAAACTCTACACTTAATAGTCATATGTTTCACCTCTTTTCTAACTATCTACTATTCTAATACAAATAGAATCTAATTGCAATAGAAAAGACTTAACAAAATAGAGAACAAAATATGACAAAATAAAACATACTTGACAACATGCCCCATTTATGAATCAAAATAGAATCATATTTGACCCATGTTGTCAAGTTAAAAAATCATTTTGAATTATCAGAAATCTTTTAGAATCATAGATCGTATTGTCAGATAATTCTAATCATTTTGAATCTTTAGCCACCTTCACTCGCACATAATTGTCAGACTATTATGGGGATTTGGACAATTAGAGGGGGGGGGGC